TAGCTTGACTGCATCCTCTGTGAATGCAAAAACTAATCTATCGGTTGTGTAAGTCGAATCCTTGTTGAGTCTAGTCGACTGAATGAAATTAAATCCAAGAAAAGAATCTACAGTTCCTGTAGCTAGTGCCTTTACAACAGCATAATCACTAGAAGTGACTTCTGTTACTGCAAGTAAATCTTGAATTTGTTTTGGACCACAAACGAGGTATCTCTTCAAAGAAGGATCTACATCGTTGTTATCCAATATGTATTTAGCAGATCGCAATTTAGCAATCGTCAAACCATCTGACTGATCTGAGGTTGCTGTCTTTTGACTGCTTGGTAGAGGGGTAGATGAACCACCCGCCACGCCAGTTGAAGCCGAAGCATTAAAACTAGTGATAATCACGTCATCAATACTTCTGTTCATTGCCGCAGCAGCTGCTTTCGCATATGTCGAAGTCGGATCGATAAGCATTCTTACCTTATCCGCATCGTCCACCAAATCACCCCACTCATATGTGGAAAGTGATAATTTACGCCTACTATGTGGGGTATCGATTTGAGGAGTCGAACCATGTCTGCTCGTTCTTAATTGTGCAGCGGTTACGCCTATCTGATCAAAGAAGGCTGACTTCCCACGTATTGATTCCACATCGACAGCAGATCTTAGCTTGCTACCAGTTTGTTGTGCCAGTAACGACACGTTCGCCGAATACTGTTCAACAAATGAAGTTGTAATTTGTGTTGACATATTACAATTCTCCTGTGTTAGTGTTAAACAAATTTTCGGTTGATTATCCTTACGGATCTTCCTGAGCTTTACATCCTCTGGATGCTAGTCTTTTCCTAATGTCAACTAAGGTCTTTTACGATTGTCTTAATATTTTTCACTCTACTTTCGTAAAGCAAAACTCTTTATTCAACAGCCTCTTCATTATTCTTTTGTTGAATTAATGAATGTACTTCCTGTACAGCGGCTTCGTGATTGAGATGGTGTTTATCCCAATATGCGGAGCCAGGTTGTTGTAATGCTGCAATCTGTTTGTTGATTTCAGACATAGATAAATAAGATGAAGGTTCACCCTTTACTAGGCTATCCTCACTTAATTTACTTGCTAAATCCGCAAACGCTCTGACAACAGTTGGATTATTTCCAAGTATGCTTCCATCAGCTAACAAAGTATTTGAAAGGAACTCGTTACCTAATGTGTTGGTTGCCAAATGCCTAGCAGCATTTATTTTATCTTTATAAGCTGGTCCAAATTCTTTTCTCAAAGATTTCTCAGCTTCAAGGCGTGATGTCTCGGCTTTAGAATTAGCATCGATTTCCGAAGAATTTGCTAGTTCCTGATAATACTGAATTATTCCGTCAGCTTGCTGAGGCAATAATCCAAGCTTATGTGCTTGCTTTGAAAACGCATTTAATGAATCTGAATCTAATTTACTTTCTTTCGGTAAATTATATTTATATTCATCTGGTGTTTCTGGTCTACCAAGTTTTTGATAAACCTGATCCCAATCAGATTCCGTAGAATGTTTGTTGGGTATTGCCAGTTTTTCTAAACCAACCATACGGTTTGCGTTTAGATAAGACTTTACAAAAGAATCCATACTGGAAAAATTTTGCAATGATCTTTCGTCTTTGTATTCCTGTGGAATTAGCGATTTAAAATCTACCGCTGGTTTTTCTACAGGTTGGTCTGATGATAAAACACTTGTCGTAGTTGTCTCATCAGGTTGAGTTGGTTGTTCATTAACAACCGCTTCAGTTGTCTGATCCATAAGATTACTCCTTTTTATTGACCATGTTTTTTATAAATATGAATACGCTTCTATTACCTTCGAAGAACGCGGATTCGTGACTATCGCCTTTACAATGTGTTGTAACTTGATCGCCACATCGTTTTGAAAGATCCAAAAGAACTCTTTTACCCTCGTCACTTCCAAAAACAAATTTATAGTCTCGAATTAATCTTTCGAGTTTACTGTTTGTTTGTTGCTTCATTTAATTGTTTCACTACAGGCGCAGCATCTTTCGCAACTTGCGCTTCTTGCATCGCTTGTTGCATTTCGGCTTGTTGAGCTTGTTGCTCTTGACGTTCAGCTCGAATGTTCTGGACTTCAGCATCGGATTTAATCATCGTTGCTGGTAAGCCTAAAATTTTTATTAATTCCTTAACTAGACCGTTTGAATCTAAATAATCCATTACAGGAGCCACCTGGGAAATCGAACCAAATATCTCCATTCCTCTCATGATGCCTGACAATTGGGATGCTTTTTGCGCCAATGCCATGCTTGAAATATATTCAATTTCTATTTCCTGGTTTGTTAAAATTTTCGGTGCTTCGATAAAATGTCCGTTACGCAACATAATATTAAAGACTCGAGTTATCATCGGTTGCAAAAGTTCTCGTTGCAATCTTCCCATTGTTGGACCTAAGACTTTTAACCGCTCTTCCTGTCTGGCTTGAACTTCAGTTGCTGTGAGCGTTCTTGAGGATGCTTCTTGTATCAATAGCTGATCTACAAAGAAAGCTTTGGCAATCGATTTTCTTCTAGCTTCTTCAAGGTTCAATCCTAAACCAACATCGGCTCCAATATTTAACGGTTCAATTTTATCTCTGGCGCCAGCGCGGTAGAAATTGAGTGATCCTGGACTCGTTCTTATAGGTAGAACTGCACTGTCATCCGGAATTAATAGAGGAGGGTTTATAGATTTAGCTGCCGCTAATAATTGAGTCTCTACAAGCTTGTTCAAAACTTTTACATCTGGCAAACATGACATAGCCGGACTCCTCCCAAAAACCTCGTTGCTGCTTTTTAGCCAGCGAGGCACAAGGTATGGAAATTCTCTAAAACCGGATTCACTAATTATATTTTCTGACTCCATTTCCAAATAAATAGAAATGAACGGCATATTAATTTTGTCCAATTTTTTTGGATCATACATCTCTCTAGGTTTAACAATATGACAAAGTTCCACATCGTCAAATGGAGAGTTCTTATATAAGCTTTGAATATTTTTACTTAGGTTTTCTAAACCCCACTTTTCTACCGCTGCCTTTGCAGTTATTTTAAATTTACGGTAGATGCAATTAATTGCGCCTCGAGCATCCTCGGCTATAAAAATTTCTTTAATATGTCTTGAATTGAACCTTATGATGTCATCGCTGTCCGATTCTAAGAAAACCGCCGCTGTACCGAAGCAAAGCAAATCAAAATAGCACTCGTGAATCTCCTGTTGAAAATTCGAACGAGCGAATGCCATATACATCATTTCTTCCGCCGATTCCAACCACTCTCTGGCTTCATCTGAATCGTTTAGTACAGCATTTTTAAATCTTAAATTAAACCACCTTGTCGAACTGCTAGTTATAGTTCCGTGCAAACTTGATGCGAGCAGCTCAAGCGAATGCGTTGGTGATGAATCATAAATCTGTAAATTTCGTTTATCACCTCTAGTATGTTTTTCGGTAATATCGGCTTTTCTTGGTAAAAATAAATCCGCACACTCTTGCCAGTGAGACTCGAAATTCTTTCTAGTATCGATTAGCCGAGATAAATTAGCTTTTAATTCTCGCGCAAGTTTTTTGTTTTCTGGCATTAATTATCCTAGTAAATTTTTTGTACCTAACGTGAGGTCCTCGTCTACACCTTTTGTAGAAGTTAAAATTGTGGCTCTTCTTCCCCTACGATTTATACCTATTCTTCTCTGATTTATTTCAGCAACCGTTGGACCTTTCGGCGCAGTTTGTATAACTTCTTGAACTGGCGCTGGTGGTGGCGATGGTGGTGAAGGTGGTTTTGGTCTAAAAAATCCTCCCATATTATGCTCCTAATAATGTTTTTTTGGCTAATCGAGAATCCAATCCCGCATTAATCAATTTTTTATATTCTCTTTTTTCCGCTTCTGTAAAATCTTTATAAAGTAATGCTGTTTGCACAGGTTTAGATTTTCTGCCTGTGTTAGCTTCATAAGTTTTTCTGGCTCTTAATAATTTCTCTGGTCTTGTTTCCCAGCGTTCATCTGGTCCTAATTTTTTACCAATAGTGCCATAACCTTTACTTACAACGTATTTTCCATCTACCTTTTTTCTTTGAGGTGCTTTGGTTGGATCTGGATGGGGTACATATAAAAGACTTGGATTCTTTTTTAAAGCAGCTACTCTTTCTTTTTCCGTAGGTAATGATTTTATAGCTTGTATTTGTTCTCTACGTTCTTTTATTTGTTTTCCTGTAAATCCTCCCATTATGCTCCTGATGATAAAATTGGTTTATTCAATTCAATATCCTCTGATAATAAAGATTCGTCAGTTAATATTGTCGAACGTCTGCCTCTACGTTTTCTTTCGGTAGCCAGTAAAAGTTCCCGTTGTTCTTTTTCCCTATCCTCATCGACCATGCTTGGAACCTCTTTAACTTCCGGCATTATCAACGGCGGCATAGTTGGCATTTTAGGCATTAAAAAACTCATAAATATTATTCCTTCTTACCAGCCTTCTCAGCTTTAATAGCATCCATAGATATATCTAATTCAAGACGCTTAATTGCACTTTTGGGAAACTCATTTAAAAAACCTTTTTTAATTTCGTTATATTGTTTTTTAGTAATTTTCTTAGCTCTTAAATCTTCAATGGCTTTTCTCATTACAATAAGATGTTCACCTTCCATGATGTCATCATACTTGCCGCCATAATCTTTCTGCTTTTTCTTTGTTACTTTAACCATAATTATTTTCCTTATATTAATTTAACCTCGCTTATTGCTGTTTTTTGTCTGTTCACATTTGCCAATCTTTGTTCTTTAAAACTTGTAGCCAATACCATTGCGGAATCACAAAAATGTGAACTCCAATCATGAACAGGCTTTGTTTTAAAAACTCTATCTTTTTCTGAATACTTGCGATGGTAATGTCTCAATGCGTCTATCAAAGGTTTGCAATTATTTACATCGATTTTACACCGAGGCAAAATCATCTTTAGTGCGTGTATTGAGTCCTCTTTTAAAGTTTTTGGAGCAACTCTAAATCTTATTCCGTATTCGTAAGCCGTCTCTCGTCTTGTGCGACCTGAACTAAATTCGGAAACTTCAATATCGTGCGGAGCGTAATGAGTTCCATAAGTATATTCTTTTTCTTTTAGTAGATTGGCATAAAAAGGGAAAGGCTTGTTACGATCACTTATACAATCGATAATATTTACCTGATGACCAATCTCCTGAAAAAAAATTATAGCAGTTGAATCATTCCACCCAATATCCCACGCTGTATGGACTAGCAATGAAGGATCAAAAGGTACGTTGGTTATATTTTGCCTATCATCTAAATCCGATATTTCTTTTCCAAAAATACTACCTGGTTGATTTCCCAAAAATGAGCAAAGAAATTCTTGGTTAAATTTTGCCTGACCAAGCATTTCCAAAGCGTTATCTAATTCTTTCTGATCTATAATTTTGGTATCAGTAGCTTTAGCAGTATATAAAAACCAATCCTTGTTGCCTTGTGCCTTGAGATAATATTCGTAAAAAATATTATTCATTCCTTGTGGAGTTCCAATTAGATACATGAACCCACGTCTATCAGTTAGACTGGGAGTTAGAATCTCTTCAATAACTGAAGCTGGTATGGATGCCGATTCATCGCAAATTATCCCATCGAAATACAATCCTCTTAAACTATCGGCTGACTCTGCACCTAATAATGTAATTCTAGAACCGTTTATAAAGTCAGCTCTTAATTCTGTCTCATTAAATTTTGTGCCATAAATATTTTTTGCGTAATGCTTTAAAAAATCCCACGCAATGCTTTTAGCCTGTTTATAAGTTGGTGCTATATAGCCGTAGCGAGGGTTGTGATTTTTATTTGTTAAAGCTTCACGGATGATGTGGTTCAAAACGCATGTAGTTTTGCCGAGTCTCCGATGGCAAAGTAAAAGTGCGTATCTATAACCTTTCAAACATTTATGTAAATAAGCCTGTTGTGGTCTTGGCTTATACGGAATTGTGATCCGCATAATTACTTATCTTGTTTAAAAAACTTTAACCACTTATGCCTAAATCTATATAAGACAAAAGATATAGCGATTATTAATATTATTGATTCAATCATAATTAAATTATTTCAAAATAAAGCAAGCAATATGTCGACCAGTTCCTTTTCCTGGTGATTTATCTTCGGTTGCTAGCCATTTAACATCGTAGAGATTTCTAACTTCTGCTCCAGCTTTAAGAAGCATAAGTATCCATTTATCCAACGGATAAACTAAAACTACAGATCTGCCTTTTTTATTTTCTTCAATAGCTTTTCTTACCCAAGCCGTTACTCCTTTTTTCTTTCCTTTGTGGAGTATTGATCCAAAAGGCGGATTAACATAATTAGAATTTTTCCAATCACAGGTTAAGCCGTCAAATCCGTCAGGCAAAGGAAACGGACAAGGATCAAAATCAAATTTAAATTCTTTATCTAAACTTTCGTAAAGTTCAGGTGGAGTAAGCCAATAATGTTTATTATCATTTGGATTACCTTTTTTATATTTTTGTCCAAGTACAAATACTCTAGTTTTCACTTAATGTATGGTTTGAGGTGAAATAAGTGGATGGTGGTGCATCTTAATCCTGGAAAATAAATATTCCTGGAAATCCATCATTTCATCTCGGTTTTCAAAGTTATGAAAAGATATAACTAAGCTATTGTCGCTAGGTGTTCCGTAGCTTACAGCTTCTATATTTTTAAATTGAA